CTGAGAAATACGTAGCTGATATTGCTCAGGGTTTAGATCAGCCTTCCATTTTACTCTTTCTAATCTAATTGCTTCTAGTGCTTCTTCTATAAGTGAATTACCATAATCATCAATGTGAGGAGGCATAGACCACTGTTCTGGTATAAAGAGGCCTGCTAATCCAATAGTGCCGTCTGCGTCCATGAGATTAGTTTCTACAGCATATATATCATTTGATGTAGGATTTAATATCATTTCCTTTAATGGTTCACACTGATCAAGATCACCCACAGAACCAGCGGCTATAAACATACCTGTAGTTACCATACCAGAAGACATTGCAGGACGTAAGTACTCATATGTCTGCATCATCTTAGGTGCAATACCAGCCTCCTCATGGAAGAAGTAAGTTGTTGGACCACCTACACCAGTTGTTGCGTTCTTTTCAAAAGAAGCACCTTGTATCTTAGATTTAAGACCTCTAGATGTTTTTCTATTACCAACTTTAACTTCAATCTGCTGTTGCCATAGCAATACTTTCTCTGGATTACTTGGTCTATACCAGGCTGTGTGCTCATTTAAAAATGTCTTGTATTCATCAAGAAACTTCCAAGAACCCTTATCATTGATATAGTCTTTTAATGATGCACCAATCTTACACGTACTACCTTCTTCAAACCAGTATGTGTTAATGATCTTACCCATATGAAAGTAAGAAGATGCAATCTGACGTTTCTTTAGAATAGCAGAGTGTTTATGGTTAAGTTCTGCTAGTAATTCATAAAGAGCCATGTGATATTGAGCGTCACGTACTTTAGCAAAGCCATACTTCTTTTCCTCCTTGTCATAGATAGGAAGAAAGTTTAACCACATGTAATAATCACGGGTTAAATACCAAGTATGGGAACCATCTTTATAGATAGCTCCCACACGGCATTTGTTCTTTTGATCATCCCAATAGTTTATATAATCTCTAGATCTAAAAGGTGCACCGCAGTAATAACCCTCTTTATTAAAATGAGTTGCTTCTTTATTAAATAAAAAGCTTGTTTCATTAAAATTATAAAGACCAGGTTCTTTAAATATGGATAGTATAAACTCAGAAAAATCTTGTCTTGTTTCAAAGCTTGTTACAGTCCATTGACCACCTTCATATGTTGGGATTTCTATAAACACTATTCAATATTCTCAATTACAGCAAAAACATCTCCAGCATTTATAAGTAAGTGTTTTTCACCATCATGTTTCATTTCTGTTGGAACACAGTAATCTGCATATTGAATAAAATCTCCAGATTTAATCTCTTCAACTTCAGCACCTACAGCTACAACATATCCCTGATATACTTTTTCTAAAGCTGTATCGGGAATAATAATATTAGTACCAGGTATAGTTCTCTCTGCTTCTTTAGGCTTTATTAGAACCTTTTTTCCTACGGGGACTATTCTTGTTTTCATTCTTTTCTTTATTTGGTTTTATATCAATGGGTTCATCCCAATAACAGAAGACCCAATTTTCTTTTTTGTTTGTCATTACATTTGATCATAAGCTAAACCTGCACCACCACGAACTTGGCTTTCTTGTTCTTCCTTCATATCACTAAAGGCTCCTTTATAAGAATTCCTGATTTGTTCAAACTTGGCTGCAGCGTTTACAAGTGAATTAATATTACCATCACGTCCATGCTCAATTTGAGTTGTTTCCATGTATCTGGCCAATCTATCAAGCATTGACTTAATACCCACATACGCTCTATAGGTTGGTGTTTCATAAAGCTTTCTACACATGTCTAGTGAGTATCTTATTTTAGAATCTTCAGTTGATTCTTCTAAACCAACCTGTTCTACTATAATATCTTCTTTCTCATGTTCTGGTAAATTAAAAAATGGATTTAAGTCAGGATTAGGGCAAGACATATAAAATAAATACTGGTACACACTCATGTATGTATCAGGATATGCTTCCATTAAATCTTTTAAAAATTCTAATGTATAGCAATGTTCTGTAGGAATTACTTTTCCGTTTTGTACATCAAAAAGTCTAACTATCATGGGTTAAGTGGTGCTAAGCCAGACATTATAAGATTAAACTCAAAATATCTTTTATTAATTAATATTGAAGATTGTATACCGTCTATAAAAATTTCTGTTACTCTATAGTCTATTCTGCCTTCTTCTGGATCAAAGAAATGACCATATGCAATTACAGTATACAAATCTATCTTTATATCTGTATATACTTTGCTTCTTGTTGTTTCTTGAACTTCTCCAGCTTCAATGCTTTCAGTAGTAACTTCACTAACTTCAGTTTTAAAATTAACTCTTTGAAATTCATGAAAATCAAAATTTCTTGTATTAGTCTGTAGCATTATCCATTGTCTTTAAACCACATTATAAGACTGTCAACTTCATCTTTTAAATATGG